AAAAATTAGAACTATCGGTATAATTCAGACTAAAACAGTCTGATTTTGGGCAGAAAAAAACCCGATAACCTTAGCTATCGGGTTTTTCCCGCGAAAAATGAACTTAACTGTGAGCGAATGTCCACGAGTTGCAAGGGCAATCTTATGTGATTTGTATTAATTTTACAACAGCCGAAACTATCAATCATTACGTGAAAATATAAATGAATTTATATTGACCTATAATCCGCGTTTATATAATATCAGCTCTATTCTGGTCCGATTTGTCAGTAAGCTTTTTTCAGTTTATTTAACAAGCAACTAGAATGGTTGAATTTTCCTCAGCGTAAAAATGGATTCAACAAACAAAGCCAGCTTTAGGCCCCTAAGCTGGCTTTTTTTATTACAAAAATTTTTAGGTCAAACTTATGCCAAGCGAAATAATGAAATATTTTAAATACGCGCACTTGCCAGCTGCATTGAAAGGTATTAGCCACGCCGTAGCAGCAGTCGCGGAACTAATGGATAAGCATTTACCAGACGGCGCAGAGAAAGCCGCTGGTTTACGCAAGTTACTCGAAGCGAAGGATTGTTTTGTACGTTCAGCAGTAGATATGCCACATACCGTTAAAATCGGTGAATTAAGTGATGGTTATCACACGATAGACGAGCTGTACGCGCACAGAATGCACTTGTTCGCGGTGATATGTCGCCAAAATCAAGCACACGCTTGGAAATCTAAGCTTCATCACGATGGCACCATGTTTGATGATTACTTCATTGTGGGTGTAGAAACACCGATGGGCCAGCTCACTTATCACTATCCAATGTTGCATTGGGGAATGTTCCAGGTTCGAGAATTAGACAAGGCACCTGAATGGGACGGCCACACGTCTGATGACGTTGTACGTCTGCATAGCTTGAAAGGCACAGCGGTATATTGGGATTTAGACGTTACTAATGATCATATTGGGGTAAGGCCATGACAGGGAGTATGTACGTGTTTTTGAACGTCCTCAGTATGAGTGACTACAAACAGATCCGCGACCATGTAACTGATGTGCGTATCCGTGATGCTGTATATAGCAGCATGGGAATGGATTTTCGCTATGAGTGTGCTGTTCTCTTATCTGATGGAACACAGGCAACAGGAAAAGGACGTACAAAGGATCTGGCGGCTAGTGAAGCCATTAAAGCTACTTATGATTATTTAAATGCGAAAGGTCAGATTAAACCAGAGCCGGTAATAGAGCAGCTTTTTAGCTTTGACAATGCACTGGTCCTGCTTAAATCTGGTGCTAAGGTCGCACGCCGTGGCTGGAATGGTCAGGATCAATGGATTGCCATTAACGGATATAAGCCGCATGTAGTGCCGGCAGATCAATTCTGGTCAAAGCACAATGCTGAATATGCAAAGGACAACGGCGGAACAGCAGAAGTTCTACCGTGTATCACGTTAAAGAATGCACAAGGCCAGATCGTTATGGGATGGATTCCATCTACAGGCGACTTACTTGCAGAGGATTGGTGCCTGGTATGACCAAAGCTAAGAAAAATTTAGTTGCTGCATTTGTATGTGCAGCTTTCTCACTTCTGTTCTGGGTGCTGATTATTGAATCGATTGTTAAGGGTTCTCAATACTACGGCGCAAATCAATTTGTAGCGTATCTGGTGACAGTGAAGCCTTACTTTTACGCAGTAATGATTCCAGTCTATGTGCTGTTTTTCTATTGCGTATTTAACCGTGCATCACAGAAGGAAAAGAACTAATGCCACAATTTATTAAAAAGCCAGTTGAAGTAGCCGCTATTCAATACCAGTGGGATGAAACAACGTCTATTGATGAAATTCAGGATCAGATTGCTGATTTCATCGGTAAAAATATAGGGCTTGCAGGTGATTTAATTCTTATAGACGGCGTACATGGTGAAGTTACAGCTAAACCTGGTGACTGGATCATTAAGCAGAATGATCAAGACTTCTACCCATGTTCAGACGAAGTATTCCAGAAGAACTATGCACCAATGCAGCAGACTACCTGGCTGGAACGTGTAAAGCAGGAAAAGGCAAACATGCAGTCTATGCTGGATGCTTTAGAAATGACATTGCGTACTGAATCAAAGCCGGATGCTATTGCTCAGGATCAATGGGACCTGATGCACCGCCAACAGTTCCACATGCGCCAGTACGTGCAGATCCTAGAAGAACGTATCAATAAAGCTAAGGTGCAGTCATGAGCTTAAATCAAACTGTTCACCTGAATAAATTGAAAGGCCAGCTGGCAACAGTCACTACACACCTGAATGAATTAAATGAGCAGCTGGACGTAGACAAGAAGCCTGA